ATGAAAAAAATCATTATCTCGTTATTACTACTGGCAAGTTCAGGGGCCGCGCTGGCTGCGCCACAGGTCATCACCGTCAGCCGTTTTGAGGTTGGCAAAGATAAGTGGGCGTTTAATCGGGAAGAGGTGATGCTGACCTGCCGTCCGGGTAACGCGCTGTATGTCATCAATCCCAGTACGCTGGTGCAATACCCATTGAATGATGTTGCCAGACAGCAGGTAGAGAGTGGGAAAACTACGGCGAAGCCAATCGAGATTATCCAGATTGACGACCCGGCGAAACCGGGCGAAAAAATGAGCCTCGCACCGTTTGTGGAGCGTGCAGAAAAGCTCTGCTAATTGTCAGATGTAGCGTTCTGATTTCCAATAAAAAACCGCAAGGCTCGCTCAGGAGAACTTGCGGTTTTTACGTTTGGATGTGTGACAATCGTCCTTTTTTTCAGGCCTCTTTAGTCGCGGACTGGAAAACCTGGCGCTGTCATCTATTCTTAAATGGCAGGGTAACTTAGCCTGCATTAATGCCAACTTTTAGCGCACGGCTCTCTCCCAAGAGCCATTTCCCTGGACCGAATACAGGAATCGTATTCGGTCTCTTTTTATATTCTTGTTTTCGTTGGGTTTTTTCGGTGCTTTCACGAAATCCCACGAAAATTACTCGAAATTTCCATATCCTGTCTAAACCATAACATATTCTGCACCACGTGCGTCCAGGTATTTTTTGGTCATTGTTAAATTTTTATGCCCCAGCAGCCTCTGTGCGAAATCCTCTCCGCGCTCCCTTTCATAGAGTCTACTCGCCAAACTCCTGATTTCATGGAACGGAGGAGGGTTGGGGCCAAACTTTAACTCTGTAGAATCCCTGATATCGGAAAACGCTTGAGTGATTCCGTCCGGAGTTAACGGACCTGGCTTCCTACCGCCACGCCTTACCGAAGAATAAATCATGAAGTCTGACGGGTTGTTTTTACGACAACGGTCGATAACATCCTGCAGTACCAAATCAGCAGAGTCCAGTCGCAAATCAAGTGGCAACGCCAATTTGTGACCTGTCTTTTCCTGCGTGACAAACAACCTTCCATCCCTGATATCGCTGAATCTGAACAACGATACGTCCTCTCTTCTTTGTCCGGTGACAAGTGCAAGGTCACATGCATTTGCAGCCCATTCGGAATGGGTTGTTGCGGCATCTCTTATTATCTCAAACTGTTCAAGCAAAAGACGCTCACGCTTCACTTTTGGTGTCGGCGTTCTTGTCGGCTCTGCCGGATTTCTTTCAATATGCCCCTCGACAATCGCTTCCCTGAAAATATCCAACAACACCGAACGCAGCCCGGATGCCATGCTTTTCTTATCGCAGAGTATGTAACTTTCCAGAAAAGTAGATACGTCCTTCGTGCTGACCGCCGATAACGGCATACGTCCGAATTCATCACTGATAGTGGCGATCTGATTGCGCCTGACCTTCATCGTGTTGGGCTTCAATTCTCTTCGCTCAAGAATTACTTCGTAGCGCTCGAGCCACGCTTTCACCGTAAATGTGGGTGTTTCCTTTATGCGGTCCAGCAGCGCTGATGGAAGGTAATTCTGTTCGATGTAGTTATTGGCTTCGATGGCTTGAGAAATGGCGTCCTTTCTGTCGATCCGGCCAAGAGATAACTCTTGACCGGTAATCGGGTTTCGCCAGCTATAAAGCCTGTCTCTTTTACGATAGGTCAGGTTACGGGGCAGGTTAGCGTCGTAACGAACTGGCCTTTTCGCCATGAGTCAGTCTCTCCAGTAGAGTGCCGCCAGTTGGCAGCGCTAGGTGTTTTGCTTTGTGACGAAGGTTCTTTTTGCTCGGATCCACATAGATGGCGTCAGGCTGAACCTTATATTCTTTGCCGTGAAGCTCCGGGGCAGGGAAAATGCGCCCCTCCCGCGCCCAGCGGCGAAGTGTTGAAAGAGACGGAGGGGTTGAATAAGTTGAATTCGCCCATTCCAGCAGATTAAGAAGCTTGGCCATACTACCTCCGGCTTCCGGCAACTTATTATAGAGCTGCCGGAAAACTGTTAATGAAATATCGTTATCAACTCACCTGACCTGGCAGAGCGCGCAACCGGCGCATACCTGTCATTGCCGTGGCCACGTAGCTCGCCTTACGGTTAACTACCTCAACCCAGACCTTTACGCCTTCAACTCTCACCGTGTACGTCTCTTTCATCTTGCTGCGGCCATAGTCGCCGTAACGTTCTGCATGAGTGGCCAGTGCTATGTCGCATGCCTGACGCGCTAACGGGGATTGCTGATTGGCTCGGTTAATCAGTCGCATTACATCTCCTCAGTGGGAGGGCGAAGCCTCCCGCCTCCCTTAGGCCACGTATTCCGGTTTCATATCCGCCAGGATGATGCTGAACTGATCGTGCAGCTCGTCGCCCAGATGACGTTTCGCCGTTGCAAGAACTCGCTCAACTTCCCCAAACCGTTCAGCTGCATCCGGTTCCTCCGGAGACGGTAGGGAGTTGATCGCGGCTTCAACCTTGTTACGTGAATCAACCAAGTAATAGCGTTTCACTGCCTTATTCTTCAGCTCGGTGAACAGGGCAGATCCGAGCGTGGCCTTCGCGCTTTCGATATCAGCGCGCAGTGCTTTTGCGCTATCAACATCCTGAGCGGCATCGATGCGTTCGCGGAAATCATCAGCCAGTGAGTCGATATTTACCGATGATTCCTGTGCGCTTTGCGTGGTTGTGACGGTGTCACATGCGATTTCAGCAACGCTCGTTCGTTGGGCTGAGCCAGGGTTAATAACTTTTTCTTCTCGTTCTTCGACTTCATCGGCGCTGTAAACACCGAGAATCACATCAGGGCAGTACAAGCGAGCCCAGCGCTTTACCGCGAGATAAGCAAGCTGCTGACGCGGATCACTTGCCCATAGTGTCGAGTTACGAACCTGAGCCTGAGAGAGCATGAGTACCAGTTCGCGTGGTTCATCCTCGCCTTTCATAGTTGCCCACACCCGAATTCCTACACCGGCCTCATCTTTTAAATCCCAACCAGGCGCGATGTACTTATTGCCTTTAGAACTGGTTCTCTCTACAAATCGACCAATGATGTTTTCCCATGGGCCAAACCAATCGTAATGAAGGCGATCTTTTGTAGGCGACATGTTGGTAACAACCGCATTAACCAGTTGAGCTTCGTAACCCAATACTCCGCTATTACCGACGATGTGGGTCTTCTGAGCTACGGCAAACGGGTCCATACCCCATCGTGCGGCCTGCATGACCACAGCCATGCAGGCATCTGGTTTTCCGCGGAAGTGGTCAGGTACAAAAGCGCCACTATTTGCCATCACTGTCGACAAGGTGCGTAGGCGGTCGAAAAGTTCCCCATTAGTCAAAATTGAGATGTTATCGATCATTTGCGTCTTGTTTTCGTTGGTAGTAATTGCAGTAGACATGTTCTTTTCCCCTTATGCCTGAGTACGCAGCGCTTCAAGGCGGCGCAGGTCGAAGTCATTCAGTTCGTCGGTGTAATCAGCGGTGATCGGCGCTGGCCATTCGCCAGTGTCGAAGCCGGTAGCGATAGCGCGCATCGCCTTGCGGTACTCGAGCATGCCCAGTTCCAGCAGTTCGGCTGATGCCTCGATGATGGCGATCCAGTGGTAGTTCTCGTCTTTGTTGACGAAAATCCAGAAGAACTGGTCCAGCGCAGCTGTCTCGCAATACATTGCCGCGCTCAGGTGGTAGTCACGGTCGATGATTTCGCGGTGCAGTTTGGCGCGAAGACCTTCCTGCTTAACGTTCCACATGCTGATGGTTTTCAGGTCGGCACCGATGCGCACGCCGTCCAGGTCGATTTCCAGATCCGGGCGCACACGAACTTCGAGTCCGGTTTCGTCGTCAAATCCAAAGTAGCTCACCTCAACGGCGCGGCTCGGATGTGTCAGCAATTTGCCCGCGGTCGGGTGCTCGAGCAGGGCTTTCTGAATGCTCAGTGCAGTGCTCAGTTGCTGGCGGGTGACCAGCACTTTCCCATGCGGATTCTCGCGCCACGCATCCAACAGCTCGTCGGCGAAGACGGCGTTCGGGTTAACAGACTTTACGGCCTGAATCAGATCTGCTTTGGTACCGGACACTTTAAGCGGCGCCTGCTTCTGCACTTCCTGTGCAACAAGGTCAGGATTGATAATTGCCAACTGCTCGAGTAATGCATCGCGGCTACCGCTGGTTTTCACCTGTGCAGGCAGAGTGGCGTTGTATTCCTTGATGCAGGCTTTCATCGCCGCAGCGGTCTGTTTCTGATCCGCTTCGATACGCTGGTACTCTTCGGGCAGCGACATATAGCTCTGGCCGGTTTCCTCGGCTGAACCACCCAGCGGCACCTGTGCAGGCAAAGTGGCGTTGTATTCCTCTAACAAAGCTTTGATGTCGTCTGCACTCAGTTGCGCTGGCAGGCTGGCGTTGTACTCATCAATAAACGCGCGGATCGTTGCCGTGGTGGTAAATGCGCCTTCCGGAATTATGGGTTCAACGCTAAATTCTTCATCGAGCTGCTCTGGCTGCAACGCCAGTGCATGCACCAGGTTACCCATATCCAGTACAGAAGAGCGTTCTTTGATAATGGTTTTATCTACGTGGCGCGCATTGAAGTACATCAGCGAAACACGTGCGTCTTTCACCTGGGTAGAGCTGATACCGTTGGCCGCGTGATAAACCTCGTTCGGCAGACCTTCATAGCGGCCTGGCTCGAAGTAAGCAGGGTAAACAACAGCTGGTTCGTCAGATTGCGCTTCTGGCTCGGTTTGCGCCAAAACTGGTTCAGTCTGGTTTACAGAATCGCTATTTTGGGCGACAGAATCCGTATTCTGGTTTACATCGGCCTGCTGGCTGGTATGTGACTCTTCACCAGTTTCCAGACTGCTTTCGCCTGACTGCACTTCATCACCAGCCTGTTTTTCATCACTGACAGTTTCTTGAACCTGCACATCGCTGGTGGTCTCCGTAGCCTTTTTCGTGCCATGAGTTGCTGAGTTCTGAAGCAAAGCCGTAACGTCGAATATTCCGTTGCCGACATTTTTAACCAGTTCTGTTTCTGTAGAGTGCTGGCTTGTCTCAGTTTTTACCCATTTCGGATCGTCAGGGTCGCTGATACCTTCGACGAACTCTCCACGCTGAGCAGCAAGTTGCTTACCAATTTCTTCCTTAGATTGGGTTTCGGAGTGGCGAGCCGCGCGTGGATCTTCCTCCCATTCGCTATAGCCGTTCGACTTCTTACCGTTGGAATAGATGCCGTTCTCTGCCAGCCACTTACGCGCCTGATCTCGAAGTATTACAGGACCGATATTCAGGCAGTCAGTCCAGTCAATAGCGCGAGTGACGCCGAAAATGGAGAGGGCATCGTATTCAAGGATGTCGTTAATATGAGAAATGACTTTGATGACTTTTGCCTGCACATCATCCCGAGAATCGATGAGATTTTTCGCCGCTTTTAACTGTTCGATCGTGACTGAACCAGGTTCCGCGTCGGGATACATACGGGCAATACAGGATTCAACATTCAGGTTATAAACTGTTTGAGCAACGGCGCGTTTGTAGCGTTCTGCCGGAACTGGAGGCAACTCTTCTTTTTTCTCTTTTGTTTCCGGTGACACTACTTTGCTGATGCGGTTTCCGGTTGACCATTCTTTTACAAGCAGGCCACGTTCAATATGAGGGGTGTCGAACCATTTTCTAAAAAAGCGGATGACCAGCCCCAGTTCCGGCGTTTTACCATTATTAGGAAATGCCTTTTTGAGGTCATTCACCACTCTGTGTATATCGATTTCCTGTGCTTTCTTAAATGGTTCTACGTTTTCAGCAGCCAGCAGCAGGTTCTGGACGTACGCGTCATCGGTGTCCATCTCAAGGCGGACAATCTCGTTTTTCTGCACGGCATCTACGTGATAGAGATATTCACCATCACCGATGAACTGAGCCAGTACGCGCTGGCGGAATGGCAGGGTGGCAACGACGATTAGGTTCGGTTGCTCTGTCTGCTGAGATTGCTCTTCAGTACCGACTTCACCATCAACGACATTGTTATCTGTCTGGTGGTTTTCTTCCTGTGCCGCATCATCAGCTTTCAATTTCACATTCCAGGTGCGCTGGTCTTCGGCCAGTTCGTAACGATCACACCAGGTGAAATCAACTTCACCTTCTTTTGGCAGACCGTCAACAACCGGGAAATCAGTGCGAATTGGTTTGGTGTAGTCCTTACCACGGCCCGTTTCGATGCCAGCGTCTTCCAGAGCAACATCCAGCATCAGGTTGGCGCGAGCCTCAGTTTTTGCAGTGAACCAGACCACTGCATCTTGCTTTCCGGATTTCTGAGTGGCTTTAACCACATAAAAGAATTCCATGTGAGATCCTCTTTTTTGGGTGTTAGAATCCCCGGACCATTGATAGCGCCCATTGGGTGTGTTTTTGGTTTTGTATAAATTCCGGTGTAACTTTGGTCGGAAGCACCGGACGTACAGGCCCGCCTTGCGCGGGTTTTTACGTTAGGACTCGTGGGCCATCTGATCGTGCGAAGCGCAACGTTTGGAACAATACTCTTTCTCTTTGCGCGCCAGCTGTGAGCCGTTGCGATAGAGAAGTGTGCTTTTGATTACTTCTTCCGGTTTAACCGGCTTGCCGCAGTAACCGCATTTCTTGTCTACCATGACGACCTCCGCTAGTGGCTGAGTCCATGCCCCAGACCGTTCAGATAAACTTCAACCAGCAAATCCTTGGTGTAAGTCATCTCCACGCCGCGATGCAGATACAAACGTCCGCGAGCGTTAGCTGATGCTGTCCAGGTTGAGTCTTTGTGTTTGACGAGCATCCCCGGCTGAACTGCGCCGCGGTTTACTGTCTGTGTACCGTAGTGCTGATGAACCATGATGTTCTCCAGTTTTTCTGAGTGAACTTCGCTGGTGGCGCCGCGGCGCTGATCTTCACGGTTGAGCTTTTTCACACTGCAGTTCACCACCGCGAAGCTCACTTCTGTGCTTTGCCCTTGTCGCCAGGCTGGCGGAACGTTTCTTTACCTGACAACGATGCGCTTGTTGTCGATGGAGATAATACTGCAACATAAAGTTTCACGTGTAAAGTGAAAGAAAGAAAAACTTTCGTTTTGAGGTGAAAAAAAGCGCCTAGAGAGGCGCCATGTGGTGTGGTAAAGATCCCAAGCTATGGTTTAGAGCTGTTGATAATGTCGTAAACGTCGTTTTTTAGAAGCTCAATTTCATGAAGAACCGATTTGGTGTGAAGAATGAGTCGTAGCTTTTCAGCTTCAGGAAGCTGATTAAAGAGCGAAAGGAGTGCTTGTTCTTTATCATCAAGTTCAACTGCTGAAGGCCCAGATACATGAGTTGCCGCACTTTCTTGTTCTGAGTCCATAAAGAACCAGTGCTCAGGTTTCCCCGTTACAGCAGCAAGTCTCTTTAACCGCTCTCCACTGGCTACGTTCCTTCCCTTGGCCCAATTTTGAACAGCCGTATGCGAAAGCATGACTTTTTTAGCAAGGTCAGATTTCGACCAGCCATTTTCAGCCATAACTTGTTGAATTCTTCTAGCGAAGGTCGGGAAAGTGTTTTCGTTCATACGCACATTTTACAACCTAAGGTTTCACTCAGCACTAAAACAATATCTTTCGTTTGTTGAAACATAAACTTTCGTCGTGTATTCTTCGATTCATCATTGAAGGAGAGCACATGAACAAAGAAACCCAAGAAAAAATAAGTAAAGCGGCATCGCGAACTCGTATTGGCAAGCACTTCGGTATTAGCAGCCAAGCAGTCGGGAAATGGATCTATGCGAACGGGGTGCCACAAAAAAGGATTATCCCATTATGTCAGTTCCTCAACTGGCAGGTGACGCCACATGAAATTGATCCGAACGCATATCCAAATCCAACAGACGGTTTACCACGTTAGGAGGTTTCACTATGCAGACACTTACTTATCAGAATGATAGCGACATTCCTCGAGGGGGAATGATAAATCGCGCTCAAACATATAAGGGGCCGTGTCACGAAGATATTCGTGATGCCGTTCGCTCATGGGCGGGTGTAGATGGTCAGGATGTCGTTTCTGCTCTGATCATCGAAGAGTACCTGGCGCAAGGGGGGGACGAGATCACTTTCCCTGATGATCTCAGCCGACAGCGTCAGAAGCTTTTCCGCTTCCTGGATAACCATTTCAACAGTGAAAGATACCGCGATAACGTCCGCCTGCTGACTCCGGCAATCCTCGCGGTTCTGCCGATTGAGTTCCGCAACCGCCTGCTACCAGAAGACAACGTTATGGCCCGACTGGCAAGGCTGGAGAAAGAAACCAGCGAAGCGAAGATTGCCGTCGCAATGGATGCGCCACGTCATCAGAAGCTGAAAGAGTTGAGCGAGGGGATCGTGGAGATGTATCGCGTTGACCCTGGGTTAACCGGTCCGCTGATGGAAATGGTGCAGATGATGCTGGGGGCTATATGACCGGTTCAAAAATGGCGAAAGCCGCGGTGCGCGAACACCAACGGCTTTCAGGTGCAATTCGTTGCGTACTCATTGCGAGGTCATTATGACAAAGAGTTTTTCAAAATACCAGGTAAGGGAGGCATAGCTATGTCGAATGTCGCCTACGCCGATTTTGCGGCGCGTACCGCCGTCAGGAGCAACCGGATGGAGAACCAGAAGACCGGATTCATCCCGTTGTACCGGAGTGTACTGAAGAAGCCCTGGGCTAAAGATGTCTTCCTGCGCACGTTATGGGAGAACCTTCTGTTGGGCGCCGCCCGCCAGCCCTACACGGCAAACTTTAAAGGCCGGCAGTGGCCATTACAAACCGGACAACTGGTGACCACGTCGGCAGATCTCGGGCTGAAATTATGCGACCGAAATGGGGAGCCAACAAGCCGTCATGCAGTGGATCGAATGCTGTCTCTTTTCGTGAGAGAAGGGATGATTTCAACCGCTGGCGAGAAGAGAAAAGGCACTGTAATTACCATCACAAATTTTGCGCATTACGCTCAAAAAATGGACGATTTACCCGCGCATAACGCCGCGCATAACAGCGAGCATAGCCCCGCGCATAACGAACACAGCAATGGCGAGGCTTCGGGAGTGGATGCCGAGCATAACCCCGAGCATAAGGGCGCGCTTAAGCCCGAGAATCATGAACAAGAAGTAATATTAAATACTAACGTATTTAATGTACGTCAGAGAATTTCCAAAATTGTTCCTGATGCAGCTGTCCAGACTCCGAAAGGTGACAAGTGGGGGACATCTGACGATCTCCGTTGTGCAGAGTGGATGCTGGCGCTGCGCGACATCACCAAACCATCCCTGAAAAAACCGAATATAGCTGGCTGGGCGAATGATATACGCCTGATGCGCCAACTGGACGGACGCACCCACAAAGAGATTTGTGAGCTGTTCCGATGGGCCTGCAAAGACTCGTTCTGGTACAAAAATATTCTCTCCCCCGCAAAGCTCCGCGCCAAGTGGGACACGTTAACCCTTCACAGCGAAGACACTACCCGTAAGCCACGCACAGATGTCAGCGCAAACAAATCCGAAACTGGCCCGCACTGGAACAGTCCTGAAGCATGGGAGAAATTTTTATGACCCCGGATCTTTATCGTGCAATTCAGAATCGCGACAGCGAAATGCTATCACGCATGGCTGGAGATTCTTACGACGGACGCAAGGTTGTTAACGCTGACGCTGAAAAGCTGGTGGATATGCTTTTTGAAAACCTCATGCAGGTATTCCCGGCATCCACTCAGACGAACCTACGTACTGATGCTGATATCCGCGTTGCAAAGCAGCAATGGATCGCGGCTTTTGCTGAGTCAGGCATTACCTCCCGGGAGCAACTTTCCGCCGGGATGCAGAAAGCCCGATCCAGCCAGTCACCGTTCTGGCCGTCGCCGGGTCAGTTTATTTCGTGGTGCCGTGAGGGGAGTGGTGCGCTGGGGGTCAGTGTGGACGACATCATGAGCGAATACTGGCGCTGGCGGAAACTTGTTTTTCGCTACCCGACCAGTGAGCAGTTCCCATGGAAGGATAAAAACCCGCTGTATTACCACGTCTGCCTGGAGCTTCGCCGTCGTGGAACAGAGGGACAGTTCAGTGAGAAGGAACTTGTCCGAGCCGCTGGTGACATCCTGCATGACTGGGAAAAGCGAGCACTGTCCGGTAAGCCGGTACCGCCAATCCGTCGCGCACTTGCAGCGCCGAAAGCAGCTACTGGCCCAACGCCTGCAGAAATGCTGATGGCTCAGTACAAACAACGCAAAAACGCCGGTCTGGTCTAATGGGGGAAATCACTATGGCAAGCAAATCACTGTGGGCGATCGTCGATTTCCTTCGGGTTAACCACTGCATCACGCCGCGCCAGGTTCAGAACCTGCTGGGGTGCGACTGCAAGAAAGCACACAACCTGCTGCTTCACCTGGTACGTAGGGCGGTAGTAATCCGCACTGGCGAGCCGCATCGCCCGGTCTATTCACTTCAGCCAGGTGGGGAGCTGAACATAAAGCAGCTCAAATCGAACATGAGCAAAAACATGGTCACATCAGTTTGCCGCACAAGTCCGGCTATGCAGCGTGTACTGGCGTTTTACGGGAGAGCATCAGCATGAAACCAACATACGAAGAACTTGAACAGCAGGTGCTCGAACAGGCGGTACAGCTCGCTAACGCCGAGAGCAAGTGCAGGGCGCTGGCTGCGGAGAGTGCGGAGCTCAAAAGCTTCATCGTTAGCGACTGCCATGTCACTCATTTTGAGCAGGGAAATTTCTACGACGAGGAGGTTGTATTTGCGTCTTTACTATCACCCATCACATAATTAAGCAAGCACTAAAGTTGATTCTGTATCGTTAATTATGGGCTGGATTTAGATTATGAAGGGGTTATATTACAAAATATGGATTGAGGAGTCTAAGATATTTTATAAAGTATCTATTTTAGTCCAAAGGCTAAAATAAATCCACCCGAAAATTAAATTGTTTATGATTCAAATTGCTATGCCTATTGATATTGTTAGTGAACTAACTTTTCTGCTGGAAGTATAAGATAATTCTTATTTGCTCTTTGTAATATTTTGCAACAAAATATAGGCATATTCATGGTTAACCAAAAAACGGAAAAACCTTAAAATTGTTATGTACTATAGAACATACATGCGCTCACTATCTAAACCTAACGAAAAGACTAGTAAGTCTTTGTTTTGGATGCCTAAAAACCTGCATGGCTGCAACGTAACTAGTGAAGTTTAGACTGGCGAGGATTTGCCAGTCATGTTTTACGGGTTAGGTTTAATACTCAGCTATCAGAAAATCTGGAATAAAATAAATGAATCGTATTTACAACGTTGTTTGGAACCATTCCCTTATGGTATGGACTGTCGTATCGGAATTGGGCAGAGGAAGGACGAAATGCTCATCTCCAAAAACGGTCTCAATATCTAGGATAAATGCGAGCCTGGTTGTCTCAGCAATGATTGTAGTGAGCGGTAATGCGCATGCATATGATGTTAATGGATATACTGATTTTAATACATCGACCTCTATTTCTGACGGCCTACAGTGGAACGGTACTGCAACAGTACAGGTAGATCAGGGGGCTGATGTTACTGTTTCAAATGCATCAGGTAGCTCAGCATTGAATATGAACCCTGCCGCTGGGGGTTATACTTCTCTATGGATGAATGGTGGTACGCTAACCGCTAGCGATAACGGCAGTCTATTGATGGGCACCAACAGCATGTTGCAAATAGGGGGAGCTCAGATAGGTGGGTTGACCTCAGAACAGTCTGGCGGTTCTGCAGGAACGCTGTCTGTTGGTGAGTTAAAAACGGTATCAGGGGCAACGAATGCGACATTATGGATGTTCGGTTCTGCCTCATCGACAGCGAAATTATATGCAGACAGCATTGATCTGGAAGCTGACAAGAATGATTTGTTTATTTCTAACCCTAGCAGCTCGGAGTTGGGGGCAGAGATCAACGTAGTCAACGATATGACAGTAATTAATAAGGTTGGAGGAAGCTTCCTGTTAGTTGGCAATTCCCAGCTAAATGTTGGTGGGAATCTGTATCTTGATACAACCAATGGTTCATTTCTCGCGACTAATAATAGTAACAGCAGTGGCATCAACGTTGGCGGTGATCTTACATTGACAAACAATACTCAGCTATCTTCTGATATAAATTCGGTAAGTACAGAGGCTGGGATATATTCTACTGTTGTAAACGTTGATGGTGATATCAATGTCATAGGGAAAAATGTCGGCGGTACTGGGCTGCAGATTATTAATGGTACTGGTACAGGCATAACCACTCTTGGCGACTTTAATATATCGTCAACAGTGAGTGGAAACACAACCGATGTGATTTTTGGTCATGCTGCCAAAGTGACAAGTTACCAGGATATTACACTTAACAGCGTAGCTGGTGGAGCAACAAATCTTTACATTGGCGATTCCAAGTATGGTGCCCCTACCGATATTTCAGCTAAGAGCATTGATATGACAGGTGCAGGGGACAATAAGGTCATATTTAACAATAATATAAATAATCCGACCGGCAGCGGCTATTTATTTGATGTTGCAATTAACGGTAATGGTTCCGTTGAGCAGCAATCTGGCCACACGACTCTTAGTGCGGCTTCCAATTTCACTGAGGGCACAGTCATCAGCGGCGGTTTGCTTTCCATTGCTAACAACCAAGCTCTGGGTAGTGCGGGCGTCGCTATTAACACTGCAAACAACGATAATACCAAAGGACTCGATATTGCCTATACAGACGGGTCGTCGTTTGGAAATCAACTATCAGGTTCAGGATATACAACAGTCTCTGGGAAAGCGCGCATCGTTGGCTCTAACCAGGCCTATACAGGTAGCTGGAATATCACTGGGACTGCGATAACAGATGAAGGTGTGTCTTCAACCGTCAATAATTTTGGTACTGGCGAAATCCAAATTGCTAGTAGTGGTACCCTGATAGCGCAAACCGCAGGCGCGTTTGATTTCATCAATAAGTTGGTCGGGGATGGCACTCTCATTGCAGACAATAACAATGCCGAGTTTAAATTTACCGCGGGTACTAGTGATCAATTTGCCGGGGATGTTGTTTTAAAAAATAACACTTTTGATCTGGAGAATACTAATACAACAGCACTTACTAATGCTACGTTGCATATTGGTACTGGAAACGCAACTACGGTAGGAACTGGCGCACAGAATATCGGTGGTCTTACCTTTAACGGTGGAAAACTCATTTTTGGTGATGTTAACCCTGGTGATACCACCAGCGATAGGTACATTGAAACCAGCAAAGAACTTAATTTAACTGGTAACGGTCAGATCCAAATCACTGACGGCGGACCCTTTGAAAATATGCCACAAACGCCGAACACTACTTTACCGTTGTTACAACAGGATAGTGCTGGCGTAATGGTTAAATTAGCTGGATCCAATGGTACGGTAACGGGCGACGGCGGTAATCTTTCCTTCATAGACCAGAACGGTGATGTTATTTCTCAGCCGGTGACTTCCGATATCACTCAAAATGGAGAAACGGTTGCGAAAGGTACTTATGATTACCGCCTCACCAGTGGTGATAATGCAGATGGCCTCTACGTAAACTATGGATTAACTGAGGTTGAATTGCTGGCACAGGCTAGTAATGCTTTGACGCTGAATGCTGAAGGTAATACCGGAAATGCTGCAGACCTAAGTGCCAAAATCACAGGAACCGGAGATTTGCGCATTGATACTGATACCGATGTTAGCTTATCCAACAGTGATAACAGCTACAGTGGTCTTACTGATGTGGTCGCCGGCACACTGAAAATGGGCAATAACAACGTTCTGGGTCAGACCCGGTTACTGAATATTCGTAGCGGCAGCCAATTTGATATGAACGGCTACGCTCAGACATTAAAAAATATCCAGACTGAAGCTGGGAGTGTTCTCGACTTTAACCAAGGCAGTTTGACCGTCAGCAACGGTACGATTGCTGGTGATATGATCGGTGCTGGTGACCTTACAGTAACGGGAGGTGCAGTTACTGTTAGTGGTAGCGGTTCAGGAATGACTGCGAAAACAACCATCGATTCTGATGGCATAATCCGTATGTTATCTGCCGATGCACTTGGTAGTGGTGATGTGGATAATCAGGGGTTACTTGCACTTGGGGAAAGCACAAGTAGTTCCGCGCCCATCGACTACAAAATCGGCTCATTGAGCAATAGTGGTACGGTCAGTATTGGCCATAACGATGCTACGGGTAATGCAGTAGCGGGTACTACACTTACTGTCAACGGCAATTACACGGGAAATAATGGTCACCTGCAATTTAATACCGTACTGGGAAATGATAATTCAGTCACCGATAAATTGGTGATCACTGGCGATACGTCAGGTGATACTTCCGTTAGCGTGACGAATGCCGGGGGCAATGGGGACTACACTCTCAATGGTATTGAAATTATCAGCGTTGGTGGTAAATCTGACGGCACCTTCTCTCAGGCAGGCCGAATTGTTGCAGGGGCTTACGACTACTCTCTGGTTCGTGGCTCCGACGCCAACAGTGGCAACTGGTATTTAACTAACACTATGCCGCCAGTTGATCCTGTAGACCCACCAGTTGACCCATCTACACCTGTCAACCGCCCGGAAGCAGGCAGCTACCTTGCAAATATTGCGGCTGCGAACACGTTATTCAACACCCGTCTGCACGACCGTCTGGGGGAAACGCAGTACGTTGATGCTCTGACTGGTGAGAAGAAAGTTACCAGTCTGTGGCTACGCCAGGTCGGTAGCCATAATAACTGGCGTGATGGCAGTGGTCAGTTGAAAACACAGAGCAACAGTTATGTCGCACAGTTGGGTGGCGATATTGTGCAGTGGTCAACTGATGGCCTGAACAGAGGCCACCTGGGTCTGATGGCGGGTTACGGTAATAACCACAGTTCTACCCGCTCTTCAGTCACGGGTTATGATTCAAAAGGTTCGATAAACGGTTACAGTGTTGGCGCTTACGGCACCTGGTTTGCCAGCGATGCGGATAAAGCAGGGTTGTATGTGGACAGCTGGCTCCAATACAGCTGGTTCAACAACCAGGTTAACGGGCAGCAACTGGCCAGCGAATCCTACAAGTCTAAAGGCTTTACGGCCTCGCTGGAGACGGGTTACACCCAGAAATTGGGCGAGTTTGCTGGCAGCAAAGGGACGCTTAATGAATGGTTTATCCAGCCACAAGCCCAGGCCACCTGGATGGGTGTGAAAGCAGATGACCACCGTGAAGCCAATGGAACCCGCGTTAACAGCGGTGGTGACGGTAACGTACAAACCCGTCTGGGCCTTCGTACGTACCTGAAGAGCCATCATGCAATGGATGACAACAAAGACCGTACTTTCGAGCCGTTCATTGAAGCCAACTGGTTGCATAATACGCGCAGTTATAACGTGAACATGGATAATGTCCACATCAACCAGGCTGGCGCCCGTAACATTGGCGAAGTCAAAGTGGGTGTTGAAGGGCAGATTAACTCTCGTGTGAATCTATGGGGGAATATCGGTACTCAGGTAGGTGATAAAGGGTACAGTGATTCTAGCGCTATGGTGGGTATCAAATATAACTTCTGATGCTATAGAGACGGGGGGATACTCTCCGGTCTCTATCTTCCATAATCATTTCAATTCAGCTAATCATTCAAACCCGCTACGGCGGGTTTTCTTTTTTTACTCCTGACAAAAAATTAACAATTTGTGCTCTTAAAACGTTGATCATTTCCTCTCATAGATATACTGTATAAAAACACAGTGCATGCAATGGAGGCCATTATGAAAGTTGAATTAACCATTGATCGTATGAAAGAACTTCCTAAAGGCGCGGTTCCTGCACTGGAGAAAGAATTGCTTAAGCGCCTGAATGATCACTATGACAATTGCAGGCTCACAATCCGCCGTGCCGGTTCAGATGGGTTAAGTGTTTTTGGCGGTGACAAGGACGACAAAAAGAAAATTGAATCAATCCTCCAGGATACCTGGGAAAGCGCTGACGACTGGTTTTATTAGAATTGCGCTTAAGGCTGGCGCGCATTTATCAGAATACCAAAATGTGTATCCCTTTGATGCTGCTGCCGACATTCTTTAATCGCGTCTGTATGTCGCTCAGGGGGATTAAGTGGCAGATGTAGCCCAATCAGGTCTTGCTGATAATTTACGGGTGATCATAACCGATGGGAAAGGTCGGGAGCTTTTGTCTTTCGGACTTGCAGCGGATGAACGCTACATCCTTTCAGCCAAGGCCGGTTCTGTAACTAACAGAAAATTATCCAGAGATGAATTGTACTGGTCCAAAGAAACCATCATGGAAGTTGTAAGGGAGATGACTTCTAAAAATTGACTTAATGCTACGTACCCAATCATAATTCTGTCACTGGCCTGAACAACCAGTAACCTGACAATTATGCGCCACGGGGAATACCATGGCGCACGAACTACAACTCATCAAGCAGTCCTCAGGAATCCTGATCCCCGCGACGCCGGAGACCAGTGATATTTTGCAATCAAAAATCAAACTCGGTGCTGTGCTGGTGGCCGAGTTCCGGCAGGCACGCAACCCGGCCTTTCACCGTCGTTTCTTCGCATTACTCAATCTCGGTTTCGAATACTGGGAACCTACTGGCGGGGCAATATCTTCCAACGAGCGTAAATTGGTGACCGGGTACGCCAAATACCTTGCCTCATTCGGAGGAAGCGAAACTGCTCTTTTTGATGCTGCCGAGCAGTATCTTGAGCAGGTAGCCAGTCGCCGAATTACCAATGGGATCAGCCTGTGTAAATCCTTTGACGCGTACCGTGCCTGGGTAATTGTCGAGGCCGGCCACTACGACGCCATTCAACTACCTGACGGAACTCTTCGTAAACACCCCCGCAGCATAGCTTTCGCCAACATGGACGAAACCGAGTTCCAGCAACTTTACAAAGCCGCGCTCGATGTTCTGTGGCGCTGGGTATTGTCCCGGGCATTCAAGACTCAGCGAGAAGCGGAAAACGCCGCATCGCAGCTAATGAGCTTTGCGGGGTGATGGCGATGAAATTTTCCTGGTTCCACCATCACGAATGCACAACCGAACAGGCCGAAGAACTGGTGGCCAGTTACCGCCGTCGTGGCGCCACGGTAGAACGCAGCCTTAATCGTGACAACATCACCTGGACTGTCAGCGCAAAATTACCTGAATGCGAGCATCCGGCGCGTACACCAAGAACCTTTCGACAAAAGGTCTGGGGGTGATTATGGCTAAGTTACCGCGCCGGAAGTGCGCCAACAAAGAATGCCGCCAGTGGTTCCATCCGGTGCGAGACACGCAGACCGTCTGCGGTTATGAGTGCGCCAGCGCCGTCGGGAAAGAGCAGACCAGAAAAGCCCGGGAGGCTGCACAACGCAAAGAGTCTGCCAGACAGCGTGCCGCTGAGAAGAAAGAGCGAGCCGCCTGGCGTCAGCGTAAAGCAGCGGTTAAGCCGCTTAAGCACTGGGAGGATTTAACCCAGCGCGTCGTTAATGACTACATCCGAGAACGTGACCATGACCTGCCGTGTATCAGCTGCGGAACGTTCGACACTGTCCAGTGGGAAGCCGGGCATTACCGATCGCGAGGTAAGGCATCACACCTGCGCTACCATGAAGACAATATCAATAAACAATGTCACCACTGCAATGTGCAACTGTCGGGAAATCAGCAGCAGTACCGCCTTGGCCTTATCGAGAAAATTGGGCCTGAGCGCGTTGAGGCTCTCGAAAACAACAACACCCCGTACCGATACACCATGGAAGAACTCGAAGCCATCAGAAAGCATTACAGCGAGCTGAGGCGTCAACTCGTCAAAACAAGGGAGGCCGCATGACATTCGAATCCTATTTTGCAGATCACCTCCGTGTTCGTTGGCAGCGATTGCGCTTATACCATTTTCCCGGCTCTGTACTGACGGACTACCGGATACTGAAAAATTACCTGAAAACTTATGCTGGAGAAACACGATGAACCTCGAATCAATCGCAAAATACTTTGCACCGAAATCCCCGATGTTCAGTGATTCCTCACGGGCAACAGCTACAGATAATCTCACTGGTACTGATGTGATGGCTGCTCTTGGCCTCGTTAATGCTAAGTGCAGATTTGGTTTCGATCTTTACCTGGCAAAAATTGGCATCAGCAGCCCGGATCGGGCAATGGAGGCTCTATATGGTTCAGCCGTTGAGATATCACGACATTTCAGACCAGTTACTGAACTCGATGAAGGGTTACGCCAACGAGTTCTCGAAATACTATGCGCTTTTGCTTATCAGGATTACGCCCGTAGTGCGGCAAGCGTTCGCAGATGCGACTGTTGCGATGGGGACGGCTTTACCGAGGCGGATATTTTTACAAATAAAATTCAGTACCCGGATGGGAAACCGCCTAAATGGGCAAAAATCACGAAGGGGGTTTGCCCTTCCTATTGGGAAGAATGGAAATCTGTTCGGGAAACAGCACGCGTTTTATGTTCGGCCTGTAACGGCAAAGGTGTTATCAGCAATGCGTGTCGCTGCCATGGGAAAGGGAAGGTACTGGACAAGAAGGAAACGGAGTTGCAGGGCGTGCCGGTTATGAAGGTGTGCGACCGCTGCAGCGGAAGAGGTTACGCCCGGCTGAAGTTCGCCAGTGTCCTGGAAGGTGTCCGCACTGTATGGGATGTGAAGAAAACCACGGCATATGATCACATACAGCCGTTTTTTGAATTGCTAGTGGAAGAGTGTCACAGACAGGAGGGATATGCAGACAGTGCATTGAAATCTGTTACTCGGTAGTTATTTTTTCCACAAAATGTAATTTTTGGAGAAAAAAGATATTGTAGTTTACGGAATTTTCGTCTAGTATCAGCTCTAACGCTGGGAATCCGTTCAATCGTTTCGACCAGCAAGAAGTCATCCAAGCCCTGTGGTTAATTCCGCGGGGCTTTTGCGTTCCTGGAGGGTAAGAAAATGCATCAGTAAACGGATAGACCGCAGTCGAAGGCAATGCAGCAGTCATGATGCTGCCCCGAGTCTCCGCATAGAGAGCCAGCTTTGCATCTGGTGAGGGTAAATAAGAAAAGAAGCACCGGCGTCGCCGCGTGACAGCCAATCACGCACTGGTTAGAGCTAACTGGGAGCAGAGACGAACCGGGGTGACGAACTCAAGGGCATGGGCGCAGCCACTGCGAGAGTGTGGTAGGCAACAGAATAGTAATTCACAGGCCCCTTATGTAAATGCTATAAAAGCGGACTATTGAAAAGGAGAGTTCGCTATGTCAAAAACCTTTGAGCAAATGAAACTTAATTTTATTTATTTGCACGAATTATGGTTGTTAACTCATTCGATAAAAACACGCTGTGAAGAGCTTTTTCATAAGACACCACTTCCTGATGCTGGTTACTACTTTAAAATTGATTACAATATTCATCTATTAATAAATAATATTCTTTCAGATGCGGCTAACGTCAAAAAACTAATCGCAGTTCCTAAAAATAAGACTAGGGAAGAATCCCCTGAACAATTCAGGTTGCATATTGAGCGAAGTAATTACCTTCAAGAAAAAATAAAAGACATTGAAGTTAAGGAAATTAATTCCGTGAAGGTGAGGAATACCTTGCAACACTTCGATGAGTATTTAGATCAACTAAACATAGAAGTTACAGCAGGGAAGATGAAAGGTCATGGTATTGCAGTTTATAATTTTGTGATTTCCCACCGGAAGGCAATCAACCCTAGGCCATATCCGATAAGGTTATATGTTTGTGAGGAAAAAACATACTATAATATGAAAGCCTCAATTAACTTAGAGAAAGTTTACAATGAGGCTTTTCAGATTAATGAGGTAATACGTAAAGAAATAAATAAAGAACCTGGTGCAGAACCTGGTAGCTTTATGGTTCCTTTAAATTTTTAAGGTTTACAATTCTATTAACTGCTCCGTAATAGCGGGGCTTTTCTATTTCAGGCTCACGGGAATCATCCGCTACGTGCTTTGTTGATAAATCCAGCCCGTGAAGCCTGACCCTCTACACACGGAATAACTATGTCTGAGCCAATCACAATTGCCAGTGGGGTGACCTCCGCTACGGTAGGGATCACTTTCGCCACTATGTTCCCGGAGGCGACGCCTGGCGTAATGTTATGTGCGCTTGCCGGGGCGGCAATGTATGTGCTGACCTCAGAGCCTCATCAACTCTGGAAGCAGATGCTCTTCGCGGTCATCTCGTTTATGGGCGGCGTGTTCTTCTCTGTTCCCATGGCCAAGATACTCGCCGGGGTAATCAACACAGCTCTCGGGCTGTTGCAGCCGCCGGTAAGTATCGAAGTTTCACCGAATGTTGGTGCGCTGGTATCCGCTTCCATTTCCGTCGCAGTCCTGCTTCGAATCGTCGCTAAGTCACGGCGCGGAAAGATGCCCGGACTGGAGGAGGAAGGGAAATGACATGGCATTCCGTCATCCTGGACGCAAACGCGATCATCTGTATGGCGATCGTGATGCGTCTGATGTTCTTCAGTAAAGCCGGGAAGACACATCGACCCGGTTACGCGTGGATGGCTTACCTGCTGATACTGGCAGCTGGCTTCACCGCTTTCCGTATTCTTCTCGGTCATTACAGCAACGTTGACCCGGGTGAGTTATTCCTCAATCTGGCAATCTGTATTGCTGTGTGGCGAGCCAAAGGCAATCTGGCGAAAGTCGTAAGGGCTGAATGATGACCAAAGACGATATCTTCAACAGCATCCTCGGCAAAGAGGGCGGCTACGTTAACCACCCGAACGACAAAGGCGGGCCGACGAACTGGGGAATTACCCAGGCAACGGCGCGCGCCCACGGTTATTCCGGCTATATGCGCAACCTGACACGCCAGCAAGCACTCGAAATACTTGAGGCTGATTACTGGTATGGTCCACGCTTCGACCAGGTGGAAGCTGTGTCGCCGACCATTGCCGCCGAACTCTGCGACACTGGCGTGAACATGGGGCCATCAGTGCAGGTGAAGTGGTTCCAGCGTTGGCTGAATGTCTTCAACGACCAGCAGAAGCTTTACCCAGACTTAATCGCCGACGGCCAGATTGGCCCTCGTAGCATCGGCGCCCTGAAATCGTTCCTGGCTAAACGCGGGAGCGAAGGGGAATCAGTATTGCTCCGTGCACTGAATTGCAGCCAAGGGCAGCGCTATCTCGAGCTGGCAGAGCAGCGCCCGGCTAACGAGTCATTCGTGTATGGCTGGGTACGGGAGCGTGTGAGCCTATGACGAAACTGAAAGCCATTCTGGCGGCAATCGGATTGATCGTAATGCTTGTGCTGGGTGCGTTTGGCCTGGGCAGCATGCGTGGACGCGAAAAAGCCGAAGCCAAATCAGATAAACAGCGCACCGACGATAATGCCGCAGCCACCAAGGCAGCCGTAGAACGCCGCGTCGAAGTAACCAAAGAGGCCAGCAATGTACAGCAGACTGTTAGCCATATGCCTGATGACGATGTTGATCGCGAGCTGCGGGAATCGTGGAAGCGTCCCGGTTGTCGTTGATACTGCTTGCGACTGGGTTAAGCCCATCTACCTGACCGACCATGACATTGACGTTATGGACAAGCAGACCAAACGTGATGTGCTGGCGTACAACAAAGCATGGCAGTCAAATTGCGAATGATTTTCAAAGCTTATTCAGTTTAACGGTTTTATGTTGCCCGCAGAGCACATATTTGCATGCTAACAAAGAGGTTAGATTTGCATCGAAAATACATTTTATGATGAAAGTCTAACTAACAGCTCCGATTAAGCTAATAACAATCGGTTTTATAACAGGCCAGATAGTGACTGCGTTCGAACATAGGCTTGAAATTGTTAATAACTTATCAAGAGCTTCGGAGTCTCTGCTATTGGGTAATTCATTGACCGCCGAAAGAACCTTATCTTTGTTTTCAGTTCCAATTTCTCGCTCAAGTGTGGCAGCGTTGTCTAAAAGAATGCTCCTGATTTTGTCGATATGAGAAAGCGCTTCAGATGATAATATTTTGTTGCGTTTGACTGATGCAGTTATTGCTTCCTCTATGTGTATACCCCTCTCGCAACCGTAAATATCATTGTCTTCTACAATCGCAGAGCGGGCACGTCCGATATATATAGCAGGCTTCTGTTCCATATCTGTTCCTTTAAATCAAGTTGTTGATTTCTAATATAGCACGAACCTTTGTAAGAGGAAGGTACCTATGGCATCGAAAAAGCTCCCTGCAGAGCAGCAGCTTGTTTTCGATGTGCTGGCTCCACTTCAACAGAAATTATGTCTCTCCATCATCAAAGGCAAGAACCAGACCGACGCATAACAAAGCGTGGTAGGCCAATTGTGATGGTCAGCATAAAGTCGGGGTATCCAAATGAATAGCCACGTTTGAAGCAAAGATTGCCATCACAAAGGCCACTTTCGAGTGGTATTTTTAATGGCTTTAACCATAGGACATAATCATGGCAAAACCGGACTGGGGAGCGCTGCAAGACCAGTTCCTCGCCGAGCATGCTAAAACGGGTATATCACCGAAGGAATGGTGCGAAGCGCAGGGACTGAATTACACATCTGCACGGCGCTACATCAAAAAGCCAACTGCGCAAAAAATTGCGCAGAAGAAAGTGCGCACTGCGCAGAAAGATAAAAGCGCAAATGAGCTGGTAGATGATGATGGACTTACTGCTCAGCAGCGCTTATTTGTCGCGGAGTACCTTAAGGACAACAACGCCACCGCTGCCGCTGCACGTGCTGGTTATAGTGACCCAAACTACGGTCGTCAACTCATATCGAATCCTAACGTTGCTCAGGCCATTGCGCAGCAGCAGAAAGCCTCTATTGCGCGCACGCTTGGCAGTGCCGATGAGGTCCTCGCGCAGATGTGGCAGCTAGCCACCTTCGATGCAAACCAGCTTTCGCAGTATCGCCGTGGTGCGTGTCGTTACTGCTGGGGCTTCGGTTATCAATATCAGTGGCGTGATGCCGTGGAGTTCGATGAGGAAACGGCAAAAGTCGAGGGAAGGGAAGGTGCCAGGCTGCCGCAGGATACTGGCGGCTATGGTTACGACCACAACCGAGAACCAAACCCTGAATGCCCACGCTGCAATGGTGACGGCATCGGTCAGCCGTTCTTCGCTGATACGCGCAAACTGGCGCCGGATGCTGCACTTGCCTATTCCGGTGTGAAGCTTGGCAAAAATGGCGTTGAGATAACCGCTATCAGCCGCGAGCGAATGTTCGAAGCCGTAATGAAGCGGCTTGGCCTGGCGGATAGCGAGTTCGCTAAGCGTCTCCAGCAAATCGAAATCGACCGCCGGCAGTTGGAGGTGGAAAAACTCCGCAAAGAGCTGGCCGGTGATGGTGATGATGACGAACCAACGCCAGTGCAGATTCAAATCAACGTAGTGGATGCGAGGGCGGAAGATGGGGATCAGCCCGACACTTAACATCCCACAGGCGCGTTTCCTCGCGATGGATCACAAGTTTAAAGCCTACGTTGCCGGGTTCGGGTCCGGTAAGACGTGGGTGGGTTGTGGTGGCATCTGTAAGGGCATGTGGGAGCACCCGAAAATCAACCAGGGCTACTTCGCGCCAACTTACCCGCAGATCCGTGACATCTTCTATCCGACGATCGAAGAGGTGGCCTTTGACTGGGGCCTGAGCGTCAAAATCAACGAGGGTAACAAAGAGGTTCACTTCTACGAGGGACGAAGGTTCCGCGGGACCACAATCTGCCGCTCGATGGAAAAGCCCGGCTCGATAGTTGGTTTCAAAATCGGTAACGCGATGGTGGATGAGCTGGATGTCATGGCGGCTGCCAAAGCGCAGCAGGCTTGGCGAAAAATCATAGCCCGTATGCGTTACAAAGTTGATGGGCTGCGTAACGGCATCGATGTAACGACAACGCCGGAAGGCTTCAAGTTCGTTTACCAGCAGTTCGTGAAGGCGGTACGTGAAAAGCCAGAGCTTGCGTCCCTGTATGGTCTGATACAGGCCAGCACGTTCGATAACGCGAAGAACCTGCCCGCGGATTACATCCCTTCGCTGATGAATTCCTACCCACCGGAGTTGATTAAGGCGTATCTGAGGGGGCGCTTCACCAACCTGACCAGCGGCACCATCTATCACCAGTTCGATCGACGCCTGAATAACTGCACCGATGAAGAACAGGCTGGCGAACCGCTCTATATCGGCATGGACTTTAACGTTGGAAAGATGGCGGCTATCGTCCACGTTCTTCGGGATGGCGAGCCGCGCGCGGTACGAGAATTGATAAAAGTTTATGACACCCCGGCGATGATTAAACGCATTCAGGAAGAGTTCTGGCGCTATGAGGGTGGGCGTTATGTCTCCTCTCGTCAGATTTACATCTACCCGGATGCCTCCGGTGATTCGCGCAAATCGAACAATGCCAGTGCAACGGATATTGCGCAGCTCAAACAGGCCGGATTTAGCGTGGTGGTGAATGCCGCAAACCCGCCAGTGAAGGATCGCATCAACTCAGTAAACGCCATGTTCTGCAACGGGAACGGCGAGCGCCGCTACAAAGTCAACGTGACCCGCTGCCCGGTCTATACCGAGAGTCTGGAACAACAGGTGTGGGCGGCGAACGGCGAGCCGGATAAATCAGCTGACAACGATCACCCCAATGATGCTGGTGGTTATTACATCGTGAAACAATTCCCGATCATCAAACCCACTGGCAAAGTCACCAAACTACGGATGTAAAACCATGCCTGATATTTCAACACCCAATCTGGACTATGGGAACATGGTGCAGGCGTGGGACATTAATGATGCCCTGATGGGCGGCACGCTGTACATGCGCCAGTTGGGTGAGGAATATCTTCCTCGCTGGCCGAAAGAAGACAAAGAGGACTACAAAAAGCGCTTGGCTGTGGCCACGTTACTCCCTGCGTATGAAGAGACGATCAACCAGAATGTTGGGCGAGTATTTGCTGAGCCCATCCAACTGGGCGAGAACGTCCCAGATCAGCTGCGCGAGTTCGCGAAGAACGTGGATCTTGAAGGTAGTCGCCTCGATGTATGGGCACAGGCATTCTTCAGCCTGGCGATGCAGTACGGTCTTTCGCATGCGCTGGTGGATTATCCCCGAATAGATGCCGAACAGGTGAAGACTAAGGCTGACGAGAAAGCTACTGGCGCGCGGCCATACGTCACGATGCTTAATCCCCGACAGGTAATTGGCTGGAAGTCGACGATGGTCGGCGGCAAGGTCGTATTGACCGAGCTGCGCATCAAAGAAGTGGTGGTCGAGGACGGAGACGACTTCGGGCAGACCAAGGTTGAGCAGATTCGACTGCTGACACCTGGACAGGTGCAGATTTACCGCAAGGCGACCGGTGACAATGCCCAGGCCAACTGGATACTACACGAAGAGTGGCAAACATCCCGCAAGGACATAACCTTGGTCACCCTCTACACCAAGCGCACCGGGTTCATGTGTGGTTCGCCACCGCTGCTGAATATGGCGCTGCTGAACGTGAAGCACTGGCAGAGCCAGAGCGAGCAGGACAACATCCTGCACGTAGCGCGCGTCCCACTGCTCACGGTATTCGGGCTGGAGGAGGGGCAGGAACTGGTTATTGGCTCATCCTCTGCGACTCAGTTCTCCGATCGACAGAAACAGGGACTTGAATATGTCGAACACACTGGAACTTCAATCAGTGCCGGTAAAGAGTCTCTAACCGACCTGGTGGAGCAGATGCGCCAGGCTGGCGCGAAGCTGCTGCGCACCGACAATACCTCCACGAAGTCCGTAGACCAGACCTCTGAAGAAAAAATGCAGGAACAGTCCCCGCTCTACACTATGGCGACCAGCCTGGAAGATGCGATCGATACCCGATTGCTGATTCATCCGTCCTGCCACTTGCGTTCCTGACCGACCTGCCAGCAACTAAGTCTGTTGCTGCTAATGCAGCTCTGGATCTGTCGGTGGTCATGCAGGGCGGTTCCGCGCCGTATACCTACGTATGGAAGAAGGACGGCACAGCCATTCCGGGCAAAACCGCATCCACGTTCAACATTCCGTCCGCTCAGTCTTCCGATGCTGGGGTGTATACCTGCGAAGTTACCGACGCCGCAGGCAAGACGCTCACTTCTGCCGGATGCACCGTCAGCATTACTTGATTAATCTGGCCCGGTGAGCCGGGCCCTACCGAGATGAACAAATGACCAAATTCTCCCTGATCCCCAATCCGACATTTTCCGTTACTGCCAGCATCCCACGCGCTGGCGGCGAAGACGGTAAGCTGACCTTAACCTTCCGCCATAAGACTCTGGAGGAGCTGCGCTCCATGGACGAGAAGCTGCAAAAGGCTGCTGAAGGTAAAAAGGCTGCTATTGAGCCGCAGGCCAATTACCTCATGGAAATTGTCGAAGGCTGGGCGCTGCCGGATGAGTTCAACCGCGATAACGTGATCATCCTTCTGAAAAACTACCCTCGCGCTTTCGACAGCATCGGTCTGGCCTACACCAAAGAACTGATGGGTATCCGCGAAAAAAACTGAGGCAGGTCGCCGCAGCGTTGTACACGCCGGGACCGACTCTCGCGGAGTTGAGCGCTTTTGGTTTGATGCCTGAGGACGTGGAGGAAGAGGTGGGGATCCTGCCGTCGGTATGGAAAGCCTTCACCATCTTCTCTGCACTGGCGACTCAATGGCGCGTTGGTGCGAGCGGGGTGACCGGCCTTGATTACAATGTTCTCCCCTGGATGTTTAAGTTACACGGGGTTGAGGATGCGGCGGCCTGCATGGCTGACCTTCAGATTATGGAAAGCGAGGCTCTCAAGGTAATGCATAAGGAGACGAAATAATGACTGACCAGATCGCCTCGATTACTTTACGGGCCGATGTTTCTGACCTGAAAACAGCCAGCAACGAGCTGGATAAACTCGGTGAAGCCGCGGCGGGTGCCGTAGGCAAAGCTGATGACCTTAATAGCGTATTCCGTGCTGGTGCTGAGTCTGCGAAACAGGGCACTGAAGGTATCAAGGAACAGCAGACCGCGCTGAAGGGGCTGCTGGAGAATATCGATCCAGTTAACAAGGCGCTGAACCGGCTGGATGAACAACAGGCCGCACTGCGTAACTTCCAGACCAAAGGTTTCCTGGATACTGATGATTTTCAGCACTACAACAAAATCCTGGACGAGACCCGGTTAAAACTGACGGATACCGGAGAAGCAGCGGCGCGCGCCCAGGCAGAACTGGCCGCGACCCAGGCTGCCGAGAAACAATCAGCAGCACTGAAAAACCTGCTGGGCTCTATCGACCCGACTATCCGCGCGTTTAACTCGCTGGATGAGCAGCATGCGCAGTTGGTGGCACACTTCGAAGCGGGGCGTATTAACGGCGCGCAGTTCGAGCACTTCAATACAATCCTGAACCAGACGCGTGAGCGCCTGTCTGGCGTGGCTGACGTGCTGCCAGAGGCACTATCTCGCCAGGAGGCAGCGGCGCGTCGTGCCGGTATATCTGTCGGCCAGTACAGCGCAGCAATGCGCACACTACCAGCACAGTTCACCGATATCGCCACGCAGCTGGCTGGTGGGCAGTCTCCTTTCCTGATCCTGCTGCAACAGGGCGGGCAGATTAAAGACCAGTTTGGCGGGGTTCAGGGGGCGCTCACTGGCGTCGGCGAATACATCCGCAGCATGGCTGGGATGATTAACCCAACCACTATTGCGCTGGCCGGTCTGGTCGGTACCATTGGCTTGCTGGCTGCTGCTGCATACAGTTCGTCTCAACAGTTCGATCAGGTGGCGCGATCGGTCATCATGATGGGTGGCGCTGGTTTTTCCTCAATGCAGAAGCTCAATGAGGCTGCTGAAGAGGTGGCCGGCAAGACGAATACATCCATCAGTTCCACCGTAGATACGCTGGTTACGCTGAATGACACTGGTAAATATACCGCCAGCCAGATGAAGCAGATCGCCACGTCCATCACTCTGATGGGCAAGGCTGGCAGTGACACCAAAACGGCGATGTCCGACTTCGGCAAGATTGTCAGCGACCCGGTGAAAGGGCTGGCCAGCCTGAATGAGCAGTATGGCTTTGTTGATGAAGCCATGATGAAGCACATCATCCAGTTGCGTAAGCAGAAGGGGGAGCAGGCGGCGGTAAACGAAGCCATCAACCTGTTTGCTGGCGTTATGGCAAAGCGCGCAGAAGAGACCAACAGGGCCACCGACAATATTGGGCAGTCCTGGCAGTGGTTGAAGAAAACAGCATCTGACTCCTTTGATGATATCGGGATTACTGTCCGCGCCTGGGGAAATCAGGTGATCGATATTTTCAACCTGGTTGAAGCTTCGATAAAGGACCTGTTCCTCAACATTACCTCTCTGGATTCCAAGTTTACTGGGACCATTGCAGGATGGGCTGAGAAAATCCCGGGCGGCGGAGCAATAACCGACTTCCTCGGTATGGACATCGAGGCAATGAAAAAGGCCGGGGCGGAAGCTGACAAAGAGATCGCAGCGAACAAAAAACGCTACGATGAACTCTGGAAGCGGGTCACTGCGCCTAATGCACAGGCAAGCTATGAAGCCGAAGCGCGAGGGGCCACGGTTAAAGGTGAGGGAGGATCTAGTCGCGAGTCTAGGGACGCAGTCTCGAAGCTTGCAGAAGACTCTGCCAAAAAGACCAAAGAGGCAAGAGCTACGCTGGATGCTGGCGATCGCACTCTTGAAAATTACCGCGCCCAGGCTAGAACCCTAACCGAAACGCTCGAAACCCTGCGACAGACTGGCGATCTTCATGCCAAAAATACTGAGCTCAGCAAACAACAGTCACGCTTTGCGGAACTGGACGAGTCCGCCAAAACCCGCGCGCTGACCGCGCAGGAGAAGTCACTCCTGTCTAGCCGAGAGGCCATCCTCAACGCTGCCAAAGTGGTGGATCAGAAAAATAAGGAAGTCGAAGCCCAGCAGAAGATTAACGGGCTGGCGCAGCAGGCGAACAAGTACGTCACACAGATGGCGGAAAAAACCGATGCATTACGTGATAGCGCCGGGTTAAGTAGTCGTCAAACGCAGCGTCTGATGGAAGAGGCGCAACTTCGTCAAGGATGGCTGAATGGTGGCGGAAAGCTTGAAGATGCAGGCTATGCGAAAGAGCTGGCAGCGCTTCGTAATTACTATGCTGAAGAAGACAAGCTGCGCGGCGACTGGAAGGCTGGCGCAGTAAGCGGCTGGAATGAGTATCTTGATGCCGCCACGAACACCTATGACGCTGTTAAGAACGTAGCCAGTTCTACGTTAACCGGATTATCTGACATGCTCACCGAACTAATGACAACCGGTACCGCTTCGGTTAAAGAGTTCGGCAAATCAATGCTTAAGATGATCCTTGAGGTGACAAATCGCCTTATGGTTGCTTATGCAGTGCAGGCAGCGATGGGTTGGATAAGTGGTGGAAGTAGCGGTGGCAGTACTCCTGGTGGGGCATATGCTAACGCTGCTGCTGGCGTAACGTTCAATGCCAAAGGCGGCGTGTATGAGTCATCCGGGTTAAGTAAGTATGTGAATGGCGTCTACGATTCTCCTCAATACTTCACGTTCCAGGGGGCGTCGAAGTTTGCCAAAGGTGGCGTCTTCGCTGAGGCCGGCGCAGAGGCAATCATGCCACTGACGCGCGACTCTGCCGGACGTTTAGGCGTCAGAGCTCAAGGTGGAGGAGGGGTGCAGCCGCAGGTAAACATTGATATCTACGTCGATAACAAGGGCAACACCTCATCAACCACCTCTGGTGATGGAAGTGCTGCCGCCAGGGCTTTAGGAAAGGAAATTGAAGCCAAGGTGACTGAGATCCTGGCGCGAGCTGCCAGAAGTGATGGATTGCTTGGCAGGCAGTTCCAGACAAAATAATGACCGCACTACGATGTTGATACAGCAATATCACCCGTAACTGGTTACACCAACGTATCTCCTGGTTATTATGCTAAAAAAATACTAATCAGGGGATGATAGTGCTTAAAAAGATACTGAAGAAGATTCTCAAAACCATCGGGATGCTTATTCTTCTTATCGTTGTAGTCGGTATTGCTGCTGTAGTTAATAAGCCAACTGAGGCAGAGAAGAAACAAAAGGAAGCCAAAGAGTTATCTGACAAGAAACTTGATGATCTTCGTGGGGCGTGTGAGGCCTACGTTAGAATGTCGGTCATCAACAAAAGCACCCTGGATATGTCTGTGTTTGACTCAAAAAGATGGTTGGGTAGCGATGGTAACTTCTATGCTACACAGGAATTTAGCGCAAAAAACAAATTTGGACTTGAGCAAAAATTCAGGGCTGTATGCATCGAGGGCAAAGACGGAAAAACTGATTACCGAATTGAAGAAATGACCAGTAATTAATCAATATTTTTTGGGGATGATAATGAGAACGATAGCTCTGTTTTTTGGCGCTGTATTTCTGACTGGATGTGCTACAAAACCTATTTCGACTGAGCAGGCAAAGCCCGCACCAGAAAAACAAATACTTGATAAGTCACTTTTCACGAAAAAGCCAGAAACCGGAGTGGTTGTAATCAAACGTGACTCTGGTTATGTGGGGAGTGCTTGTCTTACAAGGGTATATGTTGATGGTCGTGAAGTTGCTGACCTTGACCCAGAACAAAAAATTACAATCTACCCTAGTTTGGGTGATCATATCTTCAGTGCATGGCCAAAAGGTATGTGCGGCGGAGGAATGAGCGAACAGGCTGGCAAAGTAACCGAAGGTAAGGTATTAACTTACAGGATAGGTTACGGCTCTGGTTCAGAATTTGGGATTTACCCAACTGCATTTTAACAACTAACCAAGCCCTCCCGGGCCTATAGCTCAAAAAGCCTCGCTAACGCGGGGCTTTTTGTTGCTATCCGGAGAACGATGCGTCGTGTTCAATGTATATTTAGCCAGGTTTAGGCATCTTAGTAGTTTTGCTATGATTCGGCTAAACATCCTTTGGTCGATACGGATATGACTAGCGCTAACCCTCAACTGAAAACTAATGAGCTTCTTGACAAGCTAGTTCCCTCTATCGAGTCGGGAGAAAACCTGATTGGTGAATTTGGCCTGCGTGTAGTTATCAGAGAGGCTAAAAAAATACCAGATGCCTATCAGTCTCTTTTAGTCATAGGACTTGCAGAAATCGTTGATGGTAACTATGTTGCCGCTATGGAAACTCATCGACGACTTACTCTTATCAATCCTTATAATGATGTGGTGTGGGTGAATTTTTCAGTCGCGTTAGGCCAGAGATGCCAGTATCGATTGGCACGTGAAATATCCCACAATAGTATCCCTTATGTCGGTTTTGCTGGGCTTTGCCATGCTTATTTAAATGCAGGGTTTTGGGGGGATCTTGAAACCATGTTGCTTATAAAGGGGCAGCCAATTTTCAATTCCTGCGATATATCAGCATTTGCAGAAAAACAAAGGTATGACATCATGCGTTGCGATTCCATCTTTGATATTTTGATGGATGACAGAGAAGAATCTAATTATTTATTTCAAATGGCTTCTCTTGTAATGCAAATTGCAGAAAGGCTGAAACTCCCACCGAGACAAGCATCAATCCATACTGACGCAGAAGGAATGTTAATTTTCTCTTTCGGTATAACTTCAGATCTCTCTGATAATTTATGGAAACTCAATGATGAACTTGCTTCATTGATTGTTGAACATCAAATTTTCTCGTCCAATAGCATTGCCACATTCCATGTGATAGGTGATTGAAATGGCTATCTCACATTCTGAAATCCTTCATCTAGCAAAATCGATGGCAGAACATGCTGAAAATGAAGTTAATTTGAGGGCTTCAATAGGCCGTGCGTACTACAGCATGTTTCACGTTGCACATGAACTTGCTGGTGGTCGTGTCCCAAAAAACCATCCAATCCCGGGCAAAAATTTCAAAGGCGGAACTCATGCCCGCTTGTCTCAGTATTTAGCCGACTGTGCCGAAGATTTACACCCGGCGCATGTAAGAGCATTGCAACTATTATCTGTAAAACTGAAAATGTGTCATAAATTCAGGTGTGAAGCAGATTATGAATTAACTCAAAATATACATAAGTCACAATTAGACTGCATATTAAAAGATGCTGAAATGGCTCAAAATATTTTGAAAAAAATTAAAGCATTAGTTGCCTAAACATTTCTTAGATACTACTCATCATTATCAACCCAGCTCCGGCTGGGTTTTTTTATGGAGTAAATATGGCAGTTGATACCTACAACTGGCACTCGCAGCTCGGCGCGGGTGCTGTCGAATATAGTCAAACGATACGGTCTGCGCAGTTCGGTGATGGCTACGAGCAGGTAGCCGAGAACGGTATTAACTCGACTGCTATTCAGGTTCCGATGAAGCATGTTGGTTCTAATGCTGAGGTGAATACCGTTCGGGACTTTCTCCTGGCTCATACCGTTAAAGCTTTTATCATCACGCCGCCGGGCGAAGAGAAGGGGCTGTACCGCGTTGTCGCCGACTCCGTGCGCAAAAACCAGATTAGCAGCAAATTCGCTGAGCTGACATTCACGATTAAGCGCGCCTATGGCGTCTATGCCTGAGGTGGAGCATGACAGCACTGATTGATACGGCGGCAATGCTGGCGCCAGGTGGCAGGGTCCGCCTGGTCGAAGTAGATGCTTCAGAGTTCAGCGGCGGTATTCACCGCTTTCACTATAGTCCATTTCCGCATACGCCCGCCGAGATTGAAGCGGCGAACGGTGATGAGACTAAGCTTGGACCAAAGCCCATCATCTGGGATGGAAAAATCTTCGACTTCTGGCCCTTCCAGATTTCTGACCTCGCTCTCTCGACCGACCAGGCCGCAGAACCGAAACTGAGCGTATCGAACCTTGACGGGCATATCACTGCGTTGTGCCTCCAGTTCAAGGATATGGTGAATGCAAAGGTGAGTATTATCGACACCTACGCTGTTTACCTCGATGCGGTGAACTTCCCAGGTGGCGTGAACGCGACAGCTGATCCGTCGATGTTTACTCTCCAGACCTTCTGGCTGGATACCAAAACCTCCGAGGATGATGAGGTGGTTACGTGGTCGTTGAGTAGTCCGGCTGACCTGCAAGGGTTAGTTATCCCAACCAGACAAATCACATCGTTGTGCGAGTGGGCGCTGCGCGGTCAATACCGCAGTGGTGACGGCTGCAGCTACAACGGCACAGCCTGTTTCGATGCCAAAGGGAATGCGGTATCGGATCCTTCTCTTGATGTGTGCGGCGGATGCCTTAGTGACTGCCGTAAACGATTTGGTGCCGGGCTGGCAGAGCCAAACACCGCGATTCTTGATTTCGGCGGTTTCCCCGCAACGGTTTTATTCTCCCGATAAACGGAAATACCAATGAACAAAACTATTATGGCTGCTATCCGGGCGCATGCACTGGATGAGTCCCCACGAGAGTGCTGCGGCTTCGTCATCCAGTCTGGCCGACGCCAGCGTTATATCCCCGTACCAAATACCCACGAAAATCCGACAGAGCATTTCCGAATCGACGGCGAGCACTGGGCGAACGCTGAGGATGCCGGGACCATTGTCCGCGTCATCCATTCCCACCCGGGCGATGGCGCACGACCTATCCCATCTGACCTCGACCGCCAGCAGTGCAATAACTCCAGTGTGGTCTGGGGCATCTACGCGCCGGACTGCGATGAATATGCTGAGGTAACGCCGGACGCTATCCCGCTGATAGGACGCCCGTTCATCCTTGGCTCTCACGACTGCTGGGGGTTAATCATGGACTGGCATGCCACCCAGGGTGTAATGCTGACTGATTTTCGCGTTGAATACCCGTGGTGGGAAAGCCAGTACCCTGACAACCTCTATTTCGATAACTGGGAACGGGAGGGGTTTGTCGAATGCGACCCGTCGCCAGGCTGTATGGTCATCATGCAGGTTGAATCCAGTAAGTGGAACCACGCGGGGATCATTACCGAGGAAGGCGAGCTGCTTCACCATCTGTACGGGCAACCATCCTGCATCACGCCGTATGCCCGCGGCTATTTCAAAGACCGCACGATGATCTGCGTTCGTCACAAAGACCTGCCACAGGAGATAAAGCCATGGCGCGTTTAACCACTATTCGTCTGTATGGCGCCTTGGGTGCCCGATTCGGGCGAGTGCATAAACTGGCGGTACAAACATCTGCTGAAGCGGTAAAGGCACTCTGCATTAACCTGGATGGCCTGGAAAGTTATCTGATGAACGCCAAGAAAAATGGAATGACATTCGCGGTGTTTCGTGGAAAAAGAAACATCGGCGTTGAGGACTTCAAAGAACTGGCCGGTGACAGTGATATCCGCATCGCACCAGTTATGGAAGGTGCAAAGAAGGCTGGTCTGTTTCAGACGATCCTTGGGGCCGTGATGGTTGTGGCTGGCGTTGTAACCGGTGTTCTTACTGGATGGACAGGTGTGGGGCTCACATTCGCTGCCGGTTTGATAATGTCGGGTAGTTCAATGATGGCCGGCGGTATCTACCAGATGCTATCACCCCAACCAAAAGGTCTTCAGGGGCGAGATGATCCCGATAACAAACCTAGTTATGCTTTCGGTGGTTCAGTAAACACCCTGGCGATGGGTAATCCGGTCGCTGCGCTATATGGAGAACGGGAGATCGGCGGCGCCATAATCAGTGCAGGGATTGTTGCAGAAGACATTTAACTTTCAGCACCATAGGTCATGGGTAATCAGCAAAGTGTTATGCTATTTTCTTCAGCATTTCATTATAGGGAAGAGTTTAATGCCAGCAGTAAAAATAGTCGCTGAATGGTTGAAACAGGAAAACGATAATCGTATCGATTCTACTTTGGAGTTTGTCGCCGCTATAAATTCTGGTGGGCATATCAAACCTGAACAAGGTGTGTATGGGGTCATCACTGGATACGGGTATGGCTCTTTCCCTCCGGGCGATTATTCATTCATCAGTAAAATTAGTGATGATCAGAAGTGCCTACGAATAGACTGGGGTCGAGATTACCAGCAATTTAATTCAACAATTGACGTACTTGGAAGGACGTTACGACCAGGGGAAATTATTACCTATTTTGAAAAACCTGGAGCCGAAAATACGTTTGATTATGAGATAACTTCAGTCACGTATTTTGAGTGATAAACCTCAGTAAACACCAACCCGCTTCGGCGGGTTTTTTTATGGATGCTATATGGCCACGATTACTGGTGCAAAAGGCGGCAGCCAGAAGCAGCACACGCCCTTAGAACAGCCGGATTCCGCCCAGTCTATGGCTCGCTGTCGCATGCTGCTGGCGCTAGGTGAGGGCGAGTTTGCAGGCGGTCTGGATGCCACACGTATCTTCCTGGATGGTACGCCGCTGGGCAATGCCGACGGAACAATGAATTTTGAGAACGTTTCCTGGGAATTTCGACCGGGCACACAGACCCAGACACCGATTCCGGGTTTTCCCGCAGTCGAGAACGAAACTACGGTTGGCGTATCGCTGACGAAAGTTACCCCATGGACTAGAGCTATCAGCAATACCCAGATCGATGCCGTATTAGTACGAATTGGCATTCCTGGCCTTCAACAGCAGGAGAATGATGGCGATATCGTTGGCACAACGGTTCAGTATCATATCGACCTTGCTGTGGACGGTGGGGCTTACTCGACAGTTATGACTAAAACCATCACAGAAAAGCTCAGTTCGCTCTACGAACTAACCCACCGTATTAATCTTCCCAAAGCCAGCACCGGCTGGCAGATTCGAGTTGTCCGGGATACTGCAGATAGTACCAGCCAGATGTTGCAGAACAAAACCCAGGTGCAGGCCATCACAGAGGTGATCGACGCCCGCTTGCGCTACCCGCATACCGCACTGCTGTATGTGTCATTCAACGCAAAGTCGTTCAGCAACATCCCGAAAATTTCTTGTAAACCTAAAGGTCGAGTAATCCGTATCCCTCAAAACTACGATCCAATTGCACGCACTTATAGCGGTACATGGGACGGTACATTCAAATGGGGATGGACGAATAATCCTGCATGGATTTGGTTCGATATTCTTACTGAACCGCGCTTCGGTCTTGGTCGCAGGGTTACGCCAGCGATGCTCGATAAATGGGAGTTGTATCGTATTGCCCAACGCTGCGACCAGAAGGTGCCGGATGGTAAGGGTGGCAGCGGTACCGAGCCTCGCTTTATGTTTGATGTTTATATCCAGGCTCAGGCTGATGCCTGGCAGGTGATTAAGGATATTGCGGCAGGTTTTAACGGCATGACGTTCTGGGGCAACAATATGTTCAATGTTGTCTCTGATATGCCAGCGGATACGTCAAAACTTCAGATACTGACCCGCGCCTCTGTTGTCGGCAAGCCAACGTATTCCAGTGGAAGTGAAAAGAACCGCTATAGCTCAGCGCTGATAAACTTTAGTGACCCGGATAATCACTATCAGGATCGCACTACGGCAGTGATGTTTCCCGATCTGGTTAAGCAGTTCAAGTTTAAGCAGACGCAACTGACCGCGATTGGCTGTACGAGAGAGAGTGAAGCTCAGCGCCGCGGAGGGTGGGCCGTCTATTCCAACTCGCTGGATCGCATTATCACTGTTCAGACTGGACTTGATGGCTTCGCTTATGTGCCGGGGACCGTATTTGCGTTTGCGAATGAGCGGCTGTCTGGCCGTGTCTATGGTGGACGTATTACTGAATACAACGCCGCGCTGAAATCTGTAACTACCGATCGGGGGACAAGTGCCGTACCCGGCGACACTCTGATGATTCGTACTCAGGGTGGTACCGTTGAGAGCCGAACCATCCAGGCAGTTAATGGCCAGCAACTGATACTGGCAACCGCCTTTACCGCTGAGCCATTACCTAATGCCATTTTTGTTATCGATGCCGGCCAGTTACGCCTGCAGTATTTCCGTGTAACCAACCTGACATTTAACGATGAGGAGAACACCTACAGTATCACCGGTGCAGAGTACAACGGGGCGAAGTACGATGCCGTTGATAACAACGCCCGGCTGGATACGCCACCGATCAGTTTGATACCGACAGGCCTGGTAGGGCAACCGTCGAACATCGCAATTAGCAGCTACGACTCGGTCCGGCAGGGGCAGCGTATTGCGACCATGGTTGCGAGTTGGGATGCGCCAGTAGATAAAAACGGGAAACCTCAGGCGGATATTGTCGCGTATCAGGCACAGTGGAAACGCGGTGATAATGAGTGGATCAATATTCTCGAAACAGGCCTGCGCAATATAGAGGTCTCCGGGATTTATTCCGGTGATTACCTTGTGCGCGTCCGCGCCATTAACTCTGGTGGAGCGTCCAGTCTGTGGGCCTCTTCTGTTCTGACTCATCTCACTGGACGTACTGGGGGTGTTCCCAAACCGGTTGGTCTGCGCACCACAGCTATCAACTGGGGTATTCAGATTGACTGGTCTTTCCCGGCAGATACCGGAGATACCCTCCAGACCGAACTGCAGTATTCAGTTAATGGTAGCGGGAATAATCCTCTGTTGCTTGCTGGGGTTCCTTACCCGCAACACACATACACCCAACTGGGTTTGAAGGCTGGTCAGGAGTTCTGGTACCGGGCTCGTCTGGTCGACCGTATCGGCAACCAGAGTGACTGGACTGGCTGGGTTCGCGGTGAATCCAACGCGAATGCTGACGACTACCTGGGCGATATTGCCGATGATTTTCTGACATCTGCCGATGGTGACCGCCTGACAAGCGACATTGATACCAACCTGGAAGCCGCATTGCAGAATGCGCTGGCCAACCATGGAACGGTGGAACACCAGTGGGCGCAGTACGGCGAGGTACGCGCGGATATTCTGGTGGTTAAAACGACTATTGCGCAGGTCGATAAGGCCATGGCTGAAATGTCCACTCAAGTGCAGGCGCAGTTCAATAATGTAACTGCCGCACTGGAGGATAAGCTCACCGCCGTGGTTGATGCGGCCGGGGCATCTGCAATTTACACCCTTAAAACCGGGGTTCGAATAAACGGTGTGATGTATAACGCCGGAATGTCGATTGCGGTGCTGGCAGAAGCGGGTAAGCCGGTAGTCACCCGCGTCGGGTTTAACGCCAATCAGTTAGTCCTGATGAGTGGCAGCGGTGATACGCAATATTCTCCGTTTGCCGTTGTTAATGGTCAGGTATTTATTAGCGATGCGTTTATTCAGAACGCCAGTATCACCAGTGCGAAAATTGCGGATGCTGCGATTACTAACGGTAAAATCTCAGGTGCCTTCTGGTCTACGGGCTATAAAATTGCAAATCAGGGTGGTTGGTGTCTGTCTAAGGCTGATAACAACTTGTCATTTACTGGTCCCAGCGGGCGACTGCTGGTACAGCTGGGGCATATTACCGGAGTAGCGCCTAATGTCTGATTTTGGTTTTGATTGCTGGCATGAGGACGGATCATCGGCAAACTTTGGTATTAAACCAATATCAATCATTGGAACGATAAAGCTGAGTGCCGGCCAGACGTCAGGTACATATTCGTTCAACGTGCCGGCAGGGAAGAAGCTTGGATATATGCTGGGTCTGGCGAAAACTATAGCGTATGTAGAGAGACGCCGAACAATAACCGTTTCAGGCAATAGTATTGTAATTGGCGCAGGCACTGATAACTCTCTGACCCAGCCTCAGGCAAATGAGAGCTATGTTTTGGTTTTTCTGGAAAATGCATAATGGCTGACAGATATGGTGCGTTCTTATCGTTGAAAAGCGGTGAAACATTTATCACCCCCCAGTCAGTTCCTGCTTGTCTGTATTCACAGCAGACGTTTTCGTCAGTATCGAACGGTGCTCTACATTATATTGAGCAACTGGTTAATATACCCGATGCATCACAACCTGTTATCCCGTTTGTTCTGACATCCCGTCAGGCTGCGTGTGCTGTCTGGATTGAATCAAACGGACAACTGGCTGTACGGGCCTATGAGATACTGAATACCGCATTTACCCTGACAGTCTATTTATTCACTATATTCCCTCAGCCCATGCCTAATCCTCCGTATGGGCTGGCTGTCTGGGACGACCAGACGGGGAATCTGGTTATTACTCATGAATCGAAAATACTGACGGACGTGGTAACTGTCGGAACAATCGGGGCAAATGGAGGCATTTATATTGACGAGAGCAGAGCGGGTAAATGGGCAATTATCCCGGATGTTGCAGGTCAGCAGGTATGGCGAATAACTGGCGGTGGACCGGGCGGTCAGCTCTGGCCAGTGCCGGTTACTTTTACTGCTGTATATAACGGGGCCAGCACCCGAATTTATACCGCTGCCATTCAGAGAATTCCGTCTGGTAGCGCGGAGCCAATGGCCCCTGTAAATGCAGGTAACACAGTTATTGCAGTTGAAGTTTCAAAATATTGAATGTCTGTACGATCGTTTTAAACGATCAATATATTTTAAATGATCTGCTAAATCTATTATCTATTGTTGCCCGCTATTGGTATTTTGAATATGAATAACTACAGCGAGTAACAATATGAGAATTATATTAATCGTTCTTGCATTTTTATCATTAGTAGCATGTTCCGGTACTATCGAAAAGAAATCACCCTTATGTTCAGCAACGGCGATGATCGGCAATCAGCAAGCAGACGTGTCCATTTACGGGATCCGTAAAGTTGCAAACCAGACACAATATCAGGCCGGTTATCCGTTTAACTGGAGGTGGGTCAGCATAACGAACTTCACCAGTACAACGTGTCAGTAACCTAATTATCAATGACTAACCCTGCTACGGCAGGTTTTTTATTATCTGAATTCAGGAGAAATCCATGTCAGCAGGAACATTAATCCTGACGAATAACTCTGCTGCTGTAGCCGGCAGCGGAACCGCATTCACTACAGAACTGGCGGCCGGTGATTTTATTGTCGTTACGGTCGGTGGTATTCCTTACACCCTTCCGGTTAAGACCGTTAACAGCAATACATCAATGACGCTGGTGAGTAACTTCACAGGGCCAACTCAATCAGGTGCTGCGTGGTATGCGATCCCTCGTATCGCTATGAATCTGGTCACCGCAGCTGTAGTAACACAAGCTGCTGAAGCGCTGCGTGGGCTGAACTACGACAAGCAAAACTGGCAACAGGTGTTTAGTGCCTCTGGAATGATAACGGTGAAGCTGCCTGATGGCTCGAGCTTTCCTGGGCCGTCATGGAAATATCTGGCGGAAAACGTTGTTAACAAAAGCTCATCGAATACCTTTTCAGATGAAAACATATTCACTAAAGCAGGGGCTTGTATAACGCTACTAAACACCCTGTCAAATACAAGCTATATCCGGTTCAGGGATGCAACAAACAATGTCGATCTGGCTTTTTTAGGCCGTGGAACGGTAAACAGTGATGTTGTATCTCTTTACGGGCTTAAGGGTAATAACAGCTTTGACCTGAGAGGGGATGGCACCAACTACATCAGAGGAGCAACGACGTTCAATGCCCAGATAACGGCAGATGGTGGAATGGTTGCGCGCGGTGGTGGGGCAACGATAAAAACACAGGGGAGTCAGGCCGCCGGCTCCTATATCCGGTTTGAAGATGCGTCCGGTAATCAGTATGGATTTGTTGGTAATCCGTCGAATAGTCCCGGGGCGTTATCGTTCTATAATTTTTCAAATAACAACAGTTTTGAACTGCGGCAGGATGGTACGAACTTTGTGCGCGGGAATACAACGTTTAACGGCAGCGTGACCTGCGTGAGCCTTACTCAAACGTCTGACCGCGACCTGAAGGAAATGATAGAGCCCATAGAAGACCCGCTGGAAAAAATCAGTTTGCTGACAGGGGTTACTTTTCGCTGGAAAGATAATGAGTATCCATCTGCCGGGGTAATCGCTCAGGACGTTATGAGTGTGCTTCCTGAGGTGATTGCATGTGCAGAGGATGATGATGGTAACCGGCACCTTGCCGTTGAGTACTCAGGTCTGGTTGGGTTGTGTATCGAGGCGATTAAGGCGCAACAAAAACAGATAGAATCTTTGGAGGCATTAATCGTAGGTAGCGCTTCAGGCATCGTTAACGGTAATGGCGCGTGAAGACAGGGCTGCCGCAACTACATCGTATGCAAGGGCATAGTTGCGGCAGGCTGATGATCGTCCGACAGTACGCGTGATCATCAGCCAGTACAGATTCATGATAAACATTACACTCAATCTGAAACCAGCCACATATCAGCCTCTTCAAACATTTCCTGAACAGTTCGGCTTATCTGTTCCTTCTCATGCTTGCTGGCGTCAGTGTTGATCGCCGGCAGTGTCATCATCGGTTTTACCCGGACATCAGCACCAGGGAAGACCCGGTGAACCCTCTTACTCAACTCGCCCAGAATGATATCTTTTGCACCGGGCAGACCATCAAAATTCCTTTTGTCATAAACGAGTTCCACGAACATGCTTTAACTCCTCTTTACTGTGTATAACGTCAGTATATACTGTATGTATAAACAGTATCAATGTGAGAGAGTTTATTATGATGTTTTATTCACCAGCAGAGCTTCGCCAGATAGTTGGGATCCCCTTGTTCAGCGATCTTGTTCCCTGTGGCTTTCCATCTCCGGCGCAGGACTACGTTGAAAAGCGTATTGATTTAAATGAACTGTTAGTGAAACACCCCAGCGCAACATATTTTGTGAAATCGTCCGGCGATTCCATGAATGGGGCGGGCATAAGTAATGGTGATTTGTTGGTGGTCGATCGATCAAGAAAGGCTGCGCATGGAGATATCGTTATCGCTGCTGTAGACGGGGAGTTCACTGTTAAACGTCTGCAATTGCACCCGAGCGTCATGCTTGTTCCTGAAAACAGTGCGTATGCGGCCATTATGATAAACAGCGAAGACACGCTGGATATCTTTGGCGTTGTGACGTTTATCGTTAAAACGGCAAGCTGAACATGTTTGCTCTGGTTGATGTGAACTCGTTTTATGCCAGTTGTGAGACTGCGTTCCGGCCAGATCTGAAAGGAAGGCCGGTTGTGGTTCTCTCAAACAACGATGGCTGTGTTATTGCCCGTAACGCTGAAGCCAAAACGGTTGGTGTGAAAATGGGGGATCCGTATTTTAAGCAGAAGGACTTATTCCGTCGATATGGCGTGGTTTGTTTCAGCAGCAATTATGAACTGTATGCGGATATGTCCAGCAGGGTAATGTTCACGCTGGAGGCGTTGTCGCCACGCTGCGAAATTTATTCGATAGACGAGGCATTCTGTGATCTTGCTGGTGTAAGGAATTGTCGTGTTCTGGAGGATTTTGGGCGGGAATTAAAAGATGCTGTTTATCAAAATACGGGGCTGGCGGTTGGCGTTGGTATTGCCCAGACAAAGACTCTGGCGAAACTGGCGAATCATGCCGCCAAAAAATGGCAGAGACAAACGGGTGGGGTGGTGGACTTATCTAACCTGGATCGCCAGCGCAAATTGATGGCTGCACTTACGGTTGATGAGGTCTGGGGAGTAGGGCGCCGTATCAGCAAAAAGCTGGAGGCAATGGGGATTAAGACGGTTCTGGATCTGGCTGATACTGATATTCGTTTTATCCGGAAGCACTTCAATGTTGTCCTCGAGAGAACGGTGCGCGAACTGCGCGGCGAACCCTGTCTTGAACTGGAGGAATTTGCCCCCGTAAAACAGGAAATTGTCTGTTCCAGATCATTCGGGGAACGTATTACGGATTATGACGCTATGCGACAGGCCATCTGCACCTACGCGTCGCGCGCCGCAGAAAAGTTACGTGGAGAGCATCAGTATTGCCGCTTCATATCAACTTTTGTCAAAACGTCACCCTTTGCGTTGAACGAACCGTACTACGGTAACAGCGCGTCGGTGAAGCTGCTCACCCCGACACAGGACAGCCGGGATATCATTGCAGCAGCGACGCGGAGTCTGGACGCTATCTGGAAAGACGGGCACAGATATCAGAAAGCCGGGGTAATGCTAGGAGACTTCTTCAGTCAGGGCATCGCCCAGTTGAATCTGTTCGATGATAATGCGCCGCGCCGGGGTAGTGAGAAATTGATGGAAATTCTGGATCACCTGAATGCGAAGGAAGGAAAGGGGGCGCTTTATTTCGCCGGACAGGGGATACAGCAACAATGGGCGATGAAGAGAGAGATGCTGTCACCACGATACACGACCCGCTATGAGGACCTGCTTCAGGTTAAGTAACAGGCTTAATTAAATCTGCTCCCTGATTTTTCACATTCCCGACGGCGCGCGTTACGGCATGCCATATAAATTTATCAGCCGGCACGACACCGTCGGCTGCAATTTCCGCTGCTTCTTTCCCTCCAACATCCTGCCTCATCCATTCGCGCGCGGCTTCCGGTAGCAGTACCAACGGTCGTCTGTCGTGAATATCAACCAGTCCTTTGTCAGCTGCAGCTGTAACTATCAGGAAACCTTCTGCTTCATCTCCACGTTCAAATGGTGTGCTGCCGATCGCCGCCAGAAAAATTGTCTGACCGTCTGCCCGGTGAATAAAGTAGGGTTGCTTTTTGTCACCTTCCTTTTTCCATTCAAACCATCCATCAGCAAAGCAAATTGCGCGACCATGTTGCCAGAGTGGTTTAAACATTCTGCTGGTGGCCGCAGTTTCATAGCGTGCGTTAATTAGCGGTGGTTTATCCCACCATCCGGGGGCGTATCCCCAGATAACTGGATCAAGATGGAGTTTATCGTCACGTTCACTAAGAAGCAGAACTTTGGTGCCTGGCGCGACGTTAAAACGTCCGATGGGTTCCGGGTCATATGGAATGTCTCGTTCGACTTCTTCAGCGAGAAGGGCAAGATAGTATTCACGCGTCATCGACTGTGAAAAACGTCCACACATAGAAACCTCCAGCCATATGTCAGACTGAAAGTATAGGGCAGGAAGAAAAAGTGGTGCGCACCGGTAATGATTTAAAAAGGAGCTTGTAAGGTAAACCGGAATGATGGTTTTGTTAATTGATGAATTCTTAAAAATGGGTAGACGCTGGATCAATGCGATCCCGAATTTTTCCCGACGACACCACGAAACCAATAGCAACTGATTGATCTTGAATGGGTGCAATAGTAAGTATTATGAGGTGTTTTTTAGTGATTTTTTGGTGTTAACTTATTGAAGTTTAATGGTTATTGCGTTTTGAATTGTAAACAGGAATCGTATTCGGTCTCTTTTTATGTACTTTAAAAACCAAAAGGTTAGAAAGCACGGTGCCAAAACACACGAAATTCTTTGTGCGGCATTTTATGCCTGCTACAACAATCTAAACATTTTTGTCCCCATATCCAAGTACTTTTCTGTCATTTTTCACTTTGGTCTTGAACTCGGTGCTATCTGTATCCCTTTATGCAAATGTTCTCGTAGCGTGGCAGATGGATATGACTTAAATGTTGTACTATTGAAAATGACAGTATATTAATTTGTTCATAGCCATGGGGATATCGGATAAAGTTAATTGGTAATAATCTAAGGATTATGATTTATTATGAGCGGATTATAGCGATAAAATTATTAAAGATGGAATGGATATATGAATGACTCAGATGGTTATGTTTATATTTTAAAGAATGATGCCTATCAGGATAATCTTTTTAAGATAGGGTTTACAAAGAACATGCCTGAGCATCGGGCTAGCAATTGTTTAATGGGGTGACCGGTGTTCCACTACCATTCGATGTGGTTATGGCATGTAAAGTAGGAAATTATCGGGAAGCAGAAAAGAATATTCATCTTCGCTTAAAACCTTATAGAGTAAACCATAGAAGAGAGTTTTTTGAACTACCAATAGAAATTTGCAGTAAGGTAGTTCTAGATGAATGTAATAAGATAAATGAACGACTTAATTTCAATTGTATTAATCCTATAATATTGGTGGAAAAGAAAGAGATCGCTATTGAAATTGAAAAGTATAATGAGTCTAACTTTTTGATATCTATGAAAGATATTCTTATGCAAGAAAAATATAATTCTAAATTAAATAGCGAGCAAAAAGATAGAATCGAAATATTGATGCTTGTATTAGCTGAAGTGTTCCCTAACGATCTTGTGGGTTGGTATGATGGATTTATGAAAGACCATGATCCGGAAAAAGAAATACAAATTTGGGAATCGTTAGTTAAGGCTTTTTGTAAAGCCAAGCGTTATTATGAATTCAATGCATATAAACAAGAAGTTTTTAATAGCCTGCTTCTACGGACCATTAATGATAAATCGTTTGTCATGAAAGCTATGGCTTCATCGGAGGTTCCTCATGACTTACTTTCACGAATACTTGACTGTTACGATTTAAAGCCAACACCACTTGTCGTTATTACAGCGAATGGGATTAAAATGGATGCCCGATTACATATCCATAAATAATTATGTCTCGGATATAAATAGAAACATCCCCGCCTTTCTGATGTATTTGCTAAAATTAAAGTTGCATGAGAACTGTGTACAGGAGGTCAAATGGGACTGCCTGACAATGCTTATCAAAGAGTGGAAGCGACGCGCTGGCGACATGTTTGGGTGATTGGGGATATCCACGGTTGCTTCTCATTATTGATGGCGAAATTGCGCCTGTGTCATTTTGATCCGTGGCAGGACCTGCTGGTTTCAGTGGGGGATGTTATCGATCGCGGGCCTGACAGTCTGCGTTGCCTGAAACTACTGCGTAAACGCTGGATTATCGCGGTCAGAGGGAATCATGAACAGATGGGGCTGGACGCGCTGGCAACCGGGGAGCAATTCCTGTGGTTTATGAATGGCGGTTCGTGGTTTGCGCAGGCGGAGCAGCCAGCGGCGACAGCCGCTCTTGAAACGTGTCGGCAATTACCCTGGATTCTGGAGCTGCGTTGCCAGAACGGCATACACGTTATTGCTCACGCAGATTACCCTGATGATAATTATCAGTGGCAAAAAGAGGTCGATTTACAGCGGGTACTGTGGGATCGCACAAGGCTGATGAATAAAGGCAACGGCATTCGCGGCGCGGATCACTTTTGGTTTGGTCATACGCCTCTGCGTCAGCGGGTGGATCACGAGAATCTGCACTATATTGATACCGGTGCGGTGTTTGGCGGCGAGTTAACGCTGGTGCAACTGCAATAATCAAAAATCGCTGTATTCCTGGGCCGGACGCCAGAAGCTGTCGATGTAGTCATCCGCGGGTAAACATCCGCCGTTACGAATACGCTGATCGTCCATCGATATCAGGCACTGCTGCTCAGTTTTGTAGACATCAACAACGATATCTTCACAACCGCCACCCAGGTAGCACACAAAAAGAACCAGCGTGAACAT